CAGGACTTATCTGCACTTAAAGAAATTACAAATACACCATTAGGCGGACGAGGAACATTTCCAAATGGTCCAGATGTTTTAGCTATTAATGTGTATAAGATATCCGGTACAACTACTAATGCTAATATCTTACTTAAATGGGGTGAAGCTCAGGCTTAAGAAATATCTATAGAGTTTACAAAAGATGCTAAGTCGTCAAACACCTTAGTTTTAGCTTTTATTTTCTTATACGTAAACCTATTTAAAAGTTCTTCAGTTTTCGTACCATAACCTGTTCTAACTAGTATAGGAATTGCATTCATTTTCATTGCTACTTTTAAATCAGATATTTTATCGCCAACGTAGTAGCCCCTTGAAAACTTAATATGCGGATTTTCTTTTTCGCACCGTTTAAACATTCCGTTATTGGGTTTAGCGTAAATATCTTGTTTAAGGTTACTTTCGCTATAGTATAATCCGTCAATAGCTGCACAACCTGCTTTTCCAAGTAATTCAAACATTCTTCTGTGTACTAGCTCAACGTCTGCCTGCGTCATAATTCCTTTTTGAATTCCACCCTGATTGGTTATAATAACAACTTGATATTTTAATAGTTTTAATTTTGTAATTGCTTCTATACTACCGGGAATTGGTTCAAAATCTTCTGGTCTAGTTACATACGTTCCTAGGTCTTTATTAATTGTCCCATCTCGATCTAACCCTATAATAATTTTAGAATTTTTTTCCGTTTTATTAATTAATTCCGGTATCTCTGATGACCATCTAATCGTTGGTTGTTCAGTCATTTTGACTATCTCCAGGTGCAATTCTATAATTATCTTCTACAGAATCCGGTGTACTAACTTCAGTAATACTACTACCAGCTTCTAATGCTTCAAGTTGATGTGGTTGCAATGGTGGGTTATGCCACGTTTGCCCTTCAATTAATTCTTGTTCATGGTGTGTGGCGTTAGATGTATCAACCCATCTTACAATAAATTTTCCATTATTTACAAACCAAGTTTCTTCTTTTTCTCTATGAAAGTGCATAGAAAACTTATTACCTACTTTTTCAAATACCATAATCTTACCACAGTACTTTTCGTTAGTTGCCCAGATGAGCTCGTATCCCCACCCTTTTTGTACAACTCCGCTTAATCTTTCAACGTCCATTAATGTAATCCTCAATACTAATCCAATTATGATAACAAACAGAATTCAGCTTAGTTAAATCCGCACTAGTAAATTTCTGATATTGTGTTTTTAAATTATCTGGCATAGGAATATATTTAATATCAGCCCCATGCTTTGTAGCAATGGTTCTGGCAACAGTTTCAAAACTTACAGGATTACCAGTACCAACATTATAAATGTCGCTTACATCGACAGCAAGCATTTTTTCATGTACTTGGCATACGTCTTCTACACATACAAAATCTCTTTTATAATCTGTACTATTTTCAAACACTTCAATAATACTATCTTCTTTTGCTTGTTTTGTAAACTTAGTATACGGACTTGCCTGGCTACCTTTTTCTTCTTCGCCGGGACCGTATACATTAAAGTATCTAAATCCTTGTACTACAATGTTAAACTCTTCTTTATGTTGGTTTACAAATCTATCAAATAGATATTTACTCCACGCATATGGAGATTGAGGAAGTAACGGCCCATCTTCTGTAAAATGAGTAGTAGTGCCATATACACTAGCACTTGAAGCATATTGAAAATTTGTACCCATTGTATCACATGCTTGCAATAACCTCATACTGTTTTCGTAATTCTGTGATAAAATTTGCTCTACATCTGTACAGGTTGTACTAGAAATAGCACCAAGGTGTATAACCCAATCATAGTCGCTTGGATCAGGAATAGCATTTTCCATATATTCCCAACCCTCAACGTCATGACCTTTATGCGAAAGATATCCACATAAGTTTTTCCCAATAAACCCTTCATATCCTGTAACTAAAATTTTCATTTGCTTGCCTCTATAATCTGTGTTGTTGAATAACCTTCAACTGTAGGCACAAGATGCACATCAGCTAAATCATGCCCTACAACTTGTTCAACTGTGTAATCACCGCCTTTTACAATAACATGCGGAACTACTTCTTTAATTAATCTGTACGGAGTATCTTCGTCAAATACAACAACTTCGTCTACCCAAGGCAATATTTCTAATTGTCTAACACGCTTTACAGCATCATTAATAGGCCGGTCTTCACCCTTAAGACGCTTTACACTTGCGTCACTATTAATACCTACAATTAGTTTTCCACCAAGTGCTTTTGCTTCGGCTAATAGCTCAAAGTGACCCGTGTGTAGTATATCAAAAACTCCGTTAGTAAACACTATGCGTTCTTCGAGATCACTTACTATAAGCGTGTGTGTACCTACGTGCTTAACTGCTTCTCTAGATCCTTTAATAGCAAGTTCTAAACAATGCTTGTAATTGTAATTTTTAGTTAATCCATATACAAACGCTGCTAAGAAGCAATCTCCTGCGCCTGTAACGTCTGATACTTCTACAGGTTCAACTAGTATGTCATACTCTATATTATCTATTGTAGCAACAACGTTATTGCCGGCATCAGTTGTAATAATGTTGCCTTGCCATTCGTCAAACTCAAAATTAGTAAATTCTTTATTGTTAGGCTTTACAAGCCATGCATCTTTATATTCACATGCATTACGCTTAGGATCTACAATTATTTTACAATTAAATTTGTTAATATGTGCAATAATTTCTTTTGCGTTATCTAATACACCTTTGTCGTAGTCACTTAGTATAACATAATCCCATTGGGAGAAATCACTCTTTAGTACATTTGCTAGTACAGCATTACTATCAGCGTCTTTATCATCGTCAATGCGTGTAACGTAATGTCCGTCACAAATTACTCTAGTTTTAATGCTACTAGGTTGTTCGGTTTCAAATAGTTTTGCATTAACCCCTAGGCTTTTTAAGTTTTCGAAAACAAGCCCAGCACCTCCGATTGTCCAAACTTCTTTTTGGTATTTTACAACAGGTACAGGAGCCTCAGGACTTAAACGTTCTGAAGTTCCGTATATATATTTGTCAACGATAACATCGCCAAAGACTAAGACTTTCATGTTTATAGTATACTATCTTTTGTGTTATTTGTCAAGAAGATTAATTGTTTGAAATACAGTTTCTAACTTAGTTAAGTTAACTTTACTTTGTAAAGTATTACGTAACCCTAGGTGAAGAGGCTTTGGCCATTTACCAAAACTACACCAAGCATATCCACTATGCTCGTTATTTAGGATTGGAATAAATTCTTTTTCTATTACACATAGATATGTATGAAAATGAAAATGTTCATCATTAGATACAAAAGATTCTAAAGGTAATGTTTTTTTAATAGTGGGTACACTACCTATCTCTTCTTGAATCTCTCGTGTGAGGCCTTCCCATGGAGTTTCAACACCCTCGTTGGTACCGCCTACTAGACCCCACAAGTTAGATTTTTTTCCGTTCGCTCGAAGTAAAAATAAAAATCTATGTGTGTCAAGTGTGTAGAAGAGAGCTCCACTGCATACAATATCGTTCATACAAGTAATTATCTTAAAATACTATGCGCCAGGTACCGTCTGGATATTCACCCTCAAAAGATAGTACCCATTCAAATGTATCCCATTTGTATTGAATGCTAGTATTTAGGTTAGTAGTATAAGTTACATCTGTTATAGCAGTTGTTTTAGCCGAAGCATCAAATACTATAATCCATTTAGTTCCGTCCCATTCTACTATATCATTTTCGTCAGCAATAAAGTCAGTGCCATCTGCGTGTTTCCAAGCATCAGCTCCATCAACATTAAGCGAACTACCAATTGCTCCTAGTAATAAGATCCTATTGCCTGCTGTTTTTAATGTTGTAGGATTTGTTTTTGTTGGATCAAGGATATAATCAATTTTTGCTTTTGCTTGTAATACACTAGTTATAATAGTGTCACTAGGTAAACTGTCTTCATCCCAATTAACTACTGCTTTAGAATCATCCGACGGATCAATAGCAAAGGTTCCTATAATATCATTAGAGACATCTTGTCTAGATAACCTAATCTGTGATAACCCTGTTCTAAAGTTTCCTGGTACTTCGTTTAAATAAGTTTTCCATGCAATATTACCAACAATGCCTTTATGTACTAATTGTAACACACTATTTAATACTAATAAGTTATGACTATTGTGTGATATTCCTACTACTACATCAGCTGTTCCTCTTTTAACTTTACCAGACTGTGCAATATTAGTTACTTCTCCTGTTGGAGCAACTACAATTCTTCCACGTATGTCAGTAGTTTCAGTAGCAAGTTCAGGCATTATTGTATCTTGACTATCAAAGTCTGAAGATAATTCTGCTGCTAATTGGTTACCAAAACTATCAAATATTTTATGCGGATTAATGTTATTAATATTTCCAGTTTCGTCAAAAATACTTGTAATAATATTTGTAATAACTCCTAGTCTTTTTACTTTAACAGGAGGCGAAATATATATTGGTGTTTTAAACTGAAGTGTAGCAACATCAATATCAGATTCTGTACCTACTGGAATTGTTCTACTACTAAAAGTAATACCGTCTAAATTAACAACACTTAAACTAGTCCAATCAATATAGTTGTCAGTAGTTTGTATTTCTAAACTAGGATTAAACAGCATTAATATTTGTTCTAGAATTTGTAATTTTTGATCAGTATTTGTTGACCAAATATCTACATTAACACTAAGTTCATACGGTGTAGGCATAAGGCGTTCAACTGTATAATTTTTTCCTGATTCGTTTAGATATTCTTTACCTTGACTATCGTATGCCCGTTCTCTAACATTTACTTTACTAACATAACTTGCATCAGCAAGCATAGAAGTATTCATTTCGAGGCCGGTAACATATATGCCCATTCTTGGAGCACTTGGTATTTTATTTTCTGAACCTTCTTTAATAATACTGCCAACTTGCCTAGTAATATCTCCGTACATTACTGGAACTACTACTAGTTTTTTCTTACTATCTTCATAAGAAAAATTACTCATTAACCTAACCATCTGAGTTAAATATCTTCGTATCTGTCCATCGTAAAAATGTTGAGCCATTAGTTATCTGCCTTAGCTTTAAGTGCTTGTGAAAGACTCTGTCTTTCTATTACTGATTCACCTGCAATTGTATTAGCAGTTGTATTATTAATAAACCCGCCTTTTTGTGTGGGTTTAGTATTTGTATTTGACAATGACACACGTACAGAGTCTTCTAATTTAACCCATCGGCTACCGTCATATTTAAATAGTCTATTAGGCAAAAAGTCTGTCCTTAAAAAATAATCGTGTGTTGATGGCTCTGCTGGAAAACTAATACCGTGTCCAAAAACTTCACCATTAGGCGGCAATCCATCTCCAAGTAAATATCCTTGATATCCAGTCTTGTCAGGCGGTACCATCATCTTGTCAACACTAACTCCATCTGAAACATCAATAGAATCTGAATCAACTGTTACTAGTTCTGTATCTCCGTTAGCGTCTACTTGTAGTGTAAACAAATGACTAGTATCATATCCGCTTTTAGCAGAGTCTGCTTCTGCCTGTGCAACAACTGCATTATTAATTTGCATTTCTTTTTCATAAGTAGATAACAAATTACGTAATGTGTTGCCACCTGGCGCATCTTCTTCTGCAGGTAAATCAAGTATTTCTTTAAATTCTTGACTGTCAACTATTTGTTTCAGTTTTAATCTATATAAATGTGGATACCATGTTTGTGTAAAGCCTTCTGAAGCACGATTAACATCTTCAACTACATAAAATCTTTTAAGTGCAACTGCATAGTCATTTAATGCATACTCATCTTTTAAGTGGGGCAATTCAATAACATCACCTGACATTATTTTCCGTCCTAATGTTTTTACACTACTTCTAATATGAATAGTAAGCATTAATGTATCATTTTGTAAAAATAGACCAAACTGACTAAGATCAAAATCTACATCTTGAACATTATATATGCCTCGCATAGTATATACATCAGGATCATATTTTCTATCTCTGTTTTCTAAAAATAACAAATCTTGTATGTTAGTTTCTTTTACAGTATCATAATGAGGTTGATCAGCTGTAGCATCTTCAACATCAGGGTTATCGGGCCCGAGATATTTATGAATAAATAAGTCAGTACCACCAACAGTAAACATTTCTAGAATTTGCCTATCTAGGAATTCGAAATCTTTACCACGTTCGGGTTTATATAAACTAAGTCTTGGCATGCAAGTATTTATCGTTCCGATAAATACTACGAGGAGAACTTTATGGCTGATCTACAAACACAAAGACAAGAAGTATTTGATTACGTGCATACAATGCTAGGCGGAGGCATGATTGACGTAGAACTTGATCCAATACACTATAACACTGCATTAGATAAAGCGTTATCAAGATTTAGACAACGATCTGATAATTCAGTTGAAGAATCGTATGTTTTCTTACCTACAGTAGTTGATCAAAATGAATACGTTCTTCCAAATGAAGTAATTGAAGTAAGAAAAATACATAGGAGATCAATTGGTTCTAGAAGCGGCGGCGGGGAAGGCGGCTCACTGTTTGAACCATTTAACTTAGCATATACAAATACCTATTTGTTGTCAAGCTCAAATATGGGCGGATTAGCAACTTACGAATTATTTGCTGGATATCAGGAAATGGTCGGGCGTATGTTTGGATCATATATAGAATTTAAATGGAATACTGCAAATAAAAAACTTACACTATTACAACGTCCTCGAGCAGAAGAAGACTTGTTATTGTTATGTTACAACTATAGACCAAATAGTGAATTATTAAAAGATTACCTAACTATACAATGGTTAAAAGATTATACTTTAGCTACTTGTAAATTTATGCTAGGCGAAGCTCGTAGTAAATTTGCAACAATTGCAGGACCACAAGGCGGAAGTCAGTTAAACGGCGATACTCTTAAACAAGA